TTCGCCAACTAGCTTAGATACAGATCCAGTTACGTCATCACGTAGTTTAACTGTGATAGCCGCCCACTTTGGACGTCCAGCATAGTGAATCGTCGAGTTGTAAACTGCAATAGTCTGATCATCAAACGTAACGTTTGGACGAGCAGCCTCACTTACCTGTTTAGTTAACTCTGTTGTTGGTGTTGATGTACCAAAGTTTTCAAACATCACTCTAAAGCGAAACTTGAGCTTTGGCATCAACATGCCCTGTGCGCTAGCCGATTGATCCGATGCTAGCGGTACTGTAAATCTAGATAAACTTGCGATTGCCATTTGTCTGCTCCGTTAATTAGTTGCCTAGGGCTTTGATCTCACCAGTGTTCTTCAAGCGTAATGGAATGTAAATAAATTCCACTGACTTAACTGGTTCAATCGCTACGTCTAGATATAGTTCATTACGATCAATACGTGCAGGTGTATTGTTTGATGTATCGCAAACTACGATATAGTCATACAATGCACGTTGTCCTACTAGTTCTAATAGTAGACTTTCTGCCGCACCTTTGAGTTCATCGCGGGTGATTTTGTCGTTTGGTTCAAATACGTATGGTTTAGATAATTGTGCAAACTGTCTACGTAAGTAAACTACTAAACGTGCTACGTTGATACGATCTAATGCGCTGGCACCTTTAGCACGAGTATATTGACCGTAGTTAACAAGACCTGTACCTGTGATGAATGTGATTGGATTAACTTTAACTGCCGCTAATGTATCACGCTGTCCGGTATTCAATGCTACTGACTGGAATTCGCCTGTTAATGCATTAACATATCCCACAGCACTTGCGTTACTAACACCACCTCGGCGGGTGCCAGCTGGTGCAAACCATGGATAAGAAACATTATCGCTTAATGCAAAAGTGCGTAGCATCATGTGGCTTGGCGGAACAACAATATTGTTACCTAAATTATCACTTGAGAAGCCCCATGGATAAAATACACCTAAGTATTCATCGCTAGTAACTAAACCGTTATCGCCATCTTCTAATGCACCAGCTAGGTTATTACCCCAGTTAGTTAGTGTAGTAGAATCACTTGCTAAACGTGCTGGTGCATCGCCTAGTACAAATCCTGTCAATCCGCGATCGATATTTAAATTAACAAGTTCGTTAATTAGTTCAGGATAACCTGGGCAAGCTAACAAGTTAAACACACGACTTTCTTCGTCACGTATTACTTGATTGCTGTTAACAAGGGCTTGCAGAGCTTGTACAACAACTTTACGCTGTGCTTTACGACCAAATGTACCAGCGCCGTTTTCTTGATTAGCGGCTTCACTAACCCAACGATGTGGATAATAGCCCGCCATGTCTTCGCCTTCGCCAGCGCCAAAGCGTGGGTTTTTAGCATTGAGATCGATAGCATCTAATACAAAACGTTTAACGTTAAAACCACTTCTACGCAAGTTCCATAGCAACATGCCTTTTGGATATAGTGCAGGATCCGGAGCATCTGGATCTAAGAAATCTTCTACTAACAACTCATCAATAGCTGATGGTAATGCAGATGATCCGTCAATGTTCCAACGTGCGTCTGCAAACAAAATACCATTTTCAGTTGTTTGATCAGCGGCATCAACTAGAATCCACTTACCACCGATACCGGTACCTGTTCTCTTGTATAACCTTGGATAGTTTTCCAAATCACTTGTATCAACCCACAAATCACCAGGAAGTAATGAGCCACCATCTGGATTCTTAGTTGGTTTAGATGCACTTACGATTGGACCGCCGATCCATGGTGATCCTGCGGTATGTGTATAATTTTGATAGCCAACCCATGTTGTGCCATCGTGTATCATAATATCAACTTCATCAACTAATGAATTGTACCATAAACGGCTATCAGCTGGAATGCTAGAGGGTGCATTATCGCTTGATACCGCGCCAAGGTCTGTTCCGTTTAAATCACCTGACCATAAAGAAGCAATTAGTTTAGCTGGACCGCTAGCGTATTCTGGATCAAAGAATAAGTTAGCTGTGGTAATTACTGGAAATAAATCTTCAAGTAATCCGTCTGTATCGGTAAATTTAATATCACCAGCTTCTTTGTGTATAATATTAAGTCTGTTTAATGTGTCTAATTCAACTGTTACATTGTCAAACCCTGCTTGTGCAAATGCTGTTACAAATCTCTGTGCATTTGCAATATCACCAGTGGCGCTTGCAGTTAAAGTACAACCTACATTAGGGCTAAAAGAGCTAAGGCCTTTATTTGTTCTAGCAACACCAAATTCAAAGACGCTACTGCCCGTTCCAAATACTGAAGTACCAGTGGTTAATGCGATTGATGTAATTTTTGTTGTTGCGCCGGCAATACGTTTGTAAATTTTAAATGTTGCATATGGGGCATTATTAACAGCACCGTATTCACCTTCATCATTTGCTTTGACATACAATGCGCCTGCTGATAAATTAACGCCGCCGCCTGTTGTATCTAGTGCGGCAAGTGCGGCTGCTGAGTTTATATACATAGGAGCTTTAATTAACTGCCATGCTTGGGCGGCTGCACTGTATTTCTTAACAATCCAATCAGCACCTACGTTAGGTGTTGTTGTTTTAATCCAGATACTGCCTGTAGGATAACCGTTAGCAACCACCGATTGATCGAAGTCTACTTTCTTAAACAACGGTACTTGGAAGTGTGGTTTGATATTAACTGTCGGAGCATAATATGTCTTTGACTGTAGACCAAGATTTGCAACGTTGTCGCCGGATAGTGTAATAGCCACTCCAGTTGAGTAAATTTCTAAAGCGCCAGTAACAAGATTTTTACTAGCCTTAACTCCGGCAGTATTCAAAGTTGAGTTGGCATTTATTGCCGTGGCTAATTCGTCAATCGTGTCAATGTTGTTGCCTGTGAACGTTTGATTGTTTACCACAAACTCTTCAAGTAGTGCAACTGTACCAGTTCCAACTACTGTTGGCCAGCTTGCAGTCCATTCTGGACTACCAACTTGCACCCATGTACCCGCGGCTGTGTTGGTTGCTGGTTTTTTGTAATATACTCTGGCTACTGACTCTGTTGCAACAACAGCATAGTCACCAATTGATCCAACTGCGCTGAAAGGTGCACCGCTTGATACACCGCCTGCTAATTTGCTAACATCGGTGATAACTGTTGGAGTTTTAACGCCAAAACTTTGTCCGCCGGGTGTAGTCGAAGCCGCGCTATTCCATTGGAAAATGCCAAATAGTGTGTTGGCAGTATCGAACCAAATAGTACCGTCAGCTGGTGCGCCAGTTGGTGCTGTTGGAGTTGCTGTTAACTGATCTAAGTCCATATCAGCACGTACAACATAAGCACGATTACTTACGCCTAAATAACTGTATGCGGCTTGCAATCCATATTCATTCTGTTCTCCAGCATGAATTGGGTTGTTGTTAGCGTCAGTTTTAAATATTGGTGTACCAAAATTGTCTGCCAAGTCTTTCTGACTTGATAGTAAATATACCTGTCCAGCATTGGCTTTCAACGTGCCTGATGCTGTTCCTGTACTTGAACCGTTCTGTTTATTTTCAGCAGAAGCAATAACAATTAGTGGTGTTGTTCCCGGTGCAGCCGGTGTATAAAAACTTTCGTCTATTACCGTTACGCTTACGCCTGGTGAGTTTAATGTAGCCATTCTATGATCTCCATGAATACGAATTCTACATGTATTTAGTGGTTTTTAACTTTTTGGTACTCATATACGCCTAAAAAAGGGCAGTGAAAAGGGCGGTTATAAATATGTATATGCGATCTTTATGCAAAACCTGTGACGAACGCCCGTGTGCTGTAAACTATTACAAAGAAGGACGACCTTTTTATCGTTCTAAGTGTGATACCTGTAGTCGCGGTGGTACAGCCAAGAAGCCACGATGGAGTCAGCTAGGATACAAAAAGAAAGATGGTTGTGAAAAGTGCGGATACCGTAGCAAGCATCCTGAGCAGTTTAATGTGTTTCATGTGGACGGCAATCTTAACAACTGCCGTCCTGCAAATCTTAAAACTATATGTGCTAATTGCCAGCGGCTACTGCATCAAGAAGGAGTTCGTTGGAAACAAGGTGATTTGATACCAGACCTTTGACCTGTGCAAATAGATCGTCGATGCTAGTATTGTTGTCTAGCACAGCATCAAAGTCTGTGCCTACCCAAGCAGTTTCGCTAGCGTGTATACCAGCTTTTTCAAGTTTTGTTTTACTAGTAGCCCAAGTAAAATTACCACGATCGCCTGAATTTGCACTTACTGCCCAATCGTACCATTCGGGCTCTGGGCCACGAACCACACGTACTACAATACCACCAGCAGACTTGATTGATTTAATTTCGTTAGGAAAACGACAGTCTGATATGACTACATCGTCAGTACTATTACGTAGTTTGTTTTCTAATGACGCAATCCAGATATCATCGTGAAATGCTTTTCTGCATACTTCTGTGCCCCAATACTGTAACACCCAACGTGGTGTTAAGTTGGGCATGTTCAAGCGTTCACTCCACCATGGATCTACTTGTTCGCGCCATTCACGGGCTTGTTTAGTACGGCCTTCTAGCATTGTTCTGTCCCAACCAAAGACATAACTTACTGCATCTTTGAGGGTGTTGGCGAAGCTTTCTCGTCGGAAACCATGAAAGTTAGTTAGATAATCTGCAATGGTATCTTTACCAGAACCAATGAATCCGCATACACCAATAATCATAGAAGTCTCCTAATGAACTACTAGTATATAAC